CTCCGTGTATAGTGCCACATTACTTCAAAAAACGTAGATTATTTGGATTGTTTAGATTATAAACTTTACATCCCCTTTAGAATCAATAGCTTACAAACTATACAATCGATCTTCCATGACTCATTCCCACTATTCCGTAGATTGTTTTCGATCTAGAAATGCGGCCGCCGGCCGGCGGCCGGGGCGCCGCCAGGCCAAACTTGACACCGCCGCCGCGATCGGCGATGATGCGCGTCGCTGGCCGCCCCGGCCAGTATCTATGAACTCATTATCTGAGGGAGAAAATATGTATAGTACGTTTGTAGTGGTTCCTGCATACGGCAGGAAACTTGACACCAAGTCAGCCGTAAAGCTGGCTTGGGAGACTGGCGTTGACTTCCGCGTTATCGCGGGGTCAATGTACAGTTACATCAATGTGCGGGACTTCAGTGCCTACGCAGAGTTCGGAGACACCGTGGTGTTCTCGACTGATCGCTTTGAACTCAAACTTGACAGCAAGTGAGGTAACAGCGGGATGGCTGTTATGGCTAACCCCATAGCAGTCATCACGATGCTGCTTCGGCATCACAACATGAACTCAACGAGGGACACAATGCACCTTTTCAACGGCTACAACGTAACCCGCAACCCCAGCGGTAGGCTGGAGTTCTGGAAGACGGGTGAAGACTGGGTGATTACCCACTTCTTCGCAAACGACATCAACACGGCAGAGCACATCCGCATCGGAGAGTGGGTGTGCAGCGTTAAGCGCATCATGCCGGGTTTGTTCAAGGTTACCTACCACTACCCCATGTCGCCGACCCCCTTGGACGACTTCGACTTCTAGGCATCAGCGGGATGGCTGTTGTACACCACGTACAGCAGTCATCACGATGCTGCCTCCGCAGTGTCACAACCCATTGAACTCAACGAGGGATTAGACATGATGAGCATCACCAAGCAGAAGCTGAAATTTATCCCGGACAAAGCGCAGGTCGTCGAGGTAAGGGCATACCCCAGCTGCCACGAATTCCTCCACAACCCTGACAGCACCATCCGCATTTACCGCTCCGAGGGGCAGTACTGGGTGGGCGATCAGGAGCCTTTCGAGCTTCGCATCTACGCTTCGGAGTTCTTCGATGGGAACTTCTTGGTTGTCAAGTTCAAGAACTCCTACACCGGTTTGCACAATGACGTTCACCAGAACTTCTACCGGGTCAGAGCGACGAAAGACAGTGATGGGCTGGTCACTGATCTGTTGTTTCAGGAGATGTACTTCGACCTCTGTGAAGTAGGCGCTGGGCTGCCCAGTGACTGAGAGGTAACAGCGGGATGCCTGCTGTAGAGCTAACCCTCTGCAGTGGGCATCACGATGCTGCTTCAGCAGTGTCACAACCCATTGAACTCAACGAGGGATTAGGTATGCAACTGACCGACAAGCAGTACGAGATACTGCTGCATATGTACCACAACTGGGTGGAGATGTTCCGTTCCTTGCCGGATGCCACCAAGGACGCTTTCTACAGGCGTCTTTTCGGTGAGTAACCCAGTCTGCAAGGACTGTGGAGAGTTGTTCTCCGCAGTCCGACACGCTCTTGGTTACCAGCACTGCTTGCAGTGCGGTGATGCTGTGGCGGTATCGGCTCGCAAAGGATGGACGGTAGTGCCCATGCACAAGAGTAACTACATCCTTTGCACCGATCCGCAGTTACTCAAACAACTGAACCCTAAGGGGGGACGATGAAGAAGTTTCTTCTGGAGTTGTTGGCATCGTTGTTCTTCGCAGCGATTGCCTTGCTGATTCTGGCTGAGTGGATGGCCGGATGTGGTGAGTCCTACGTGGACTCCGTTGGTAAGCGGCACTACTACGAGTGCCTGATTGTTCCCTATGAACCACCCACTGAGGAGGGTAAGTGATGAGTACCAGAAAGTTTACATGCAAGATCTTGGATCTCATGGACGAGGGGATGGTTAGTCCCCAGTGGTTAGTGCAGGAACTGCTTCGGTGGATGTCTGAACACGAGGTGCATAAGTTCTACAACATCCATCTGGCTGATTACGACGACAACGAGGAGAGCGACAACGAGGAGGGCGACGATGAGTGACAAGCGACTGTACCAACTGCGCAAGTACCCAAAGGGGCCGGTGATTACCGGCCTGTACTTCGCTGACAAACGTGCTGCCAAGGCAGCCCGTGACCAGATCGGTGACACCACAGTGGTGTCACTTGGCCCTGACCACCGCAACTACACGAACCCTAAGGGGGATATGACATGAGATCTGACAACGTCTTACGCAACATCAAACAGCTCCACGGCATCCGTCGCACTCTGTACATCACAGGTGCTCCCGGTGGTGGCAAGACCAGCATGTGCCGACAAGCTGCCGCTGAGTTGAACGCACCGTACATCGAGCGTCACTTGCCGACCTCACTGGTCGAGGACTTCGGTGTGCCAGACATGGGTACGACTGACCGTACCTTCGGGTACAAGATGCCCGACTGGTTCCCTGTCAAGGGTGCCGTTCCAGACGGTGGCATTCTGGTGTTCGACGATGCAGCACAGGGCAACGATGACTTGCAAAAGGTCATTGCCAACATTGTGCAGGCTAGGAACCTGCATGGTGTGGAGATGGCTGACTGGCAGGTCATCCTCACTGGTAACCGGCAGCAGGACAGGGCCGGTGCCAACCGCATCTTGGGTCACCTCAGCAACCGCATGACTAAGCTGGACTACGAGGTTCACCTCGATGACTTCACGGGGTATGCCATATCGGCCAACGTCAAGCCAGAGGTGATTAGCTTCATCCGGTTCCGTCCCGGTCTGTTGCATGACTACGACCCTAACCGTGAACTTAACCCGACGCCCAGAGCATGGGTCGAGGGTGTCAGTGATGTGCTGGGTGTAGTTGACCCCGATTTGGAGTACGACAACTTCATGGGTGCAGTCGGTGAGGGTGCCGCTGCTGAGTTTGTGGGATTCCTCAAGATATTCCGCAAACTTCCTAACCCTGATGCAGTCCTGCTGCATCCCACAACGGCAGATGTGCCATCTGATCCGGCAACGCTCTATGCGTTGTCCGGTGCCCTGTCCAGTAGGGCGACGGTGGCTAACTTCGACAGGGTGACTGCCTATGTCGAGCGGATGCCTAAGGAGTTCAGTGTACTGGCTGTCAGCATGGCAGTACGCCGTGATGCTCAGCTTAGCAACACCGCTGCGTTTACGCAGTGGGCAGTCAAACACCAAGACGTTTTGTTCTGATCCAACCACAGAGGAGCTATCGCTATGAATCTTTCCGACAAAGCCTTGCTTGTACAGTTGTCCATCAGCAAGTGGACAGCCCGTAAGAAGGACAAGAAGGCCACCCGTGAGGTGGCTCAGGCCAACAACGCCAACGTCAGTGCTGGCAACTACCACAAGAAACTGCTGGTGATGCAGTCGCTGGCTGAGGTCGACACACTGGTAGGCTCGGTGCGTACCAAGTTCTACGAGAACACCCTGCCTTGGGGTATCGAGGGTTCCCAGATTCTGCCTGCTGGCAACTATCTGGGGTTCGTTAATGACTACAGGTCTGACAACGCACAGTTTCTGCGTAACGTGGATCGGTTCGTGTATGACTACATGATCGAGCAACGTCTGGGTTTCGCTAACGTCAAGCGTGAGTTGGGTAGTTTGTTTAACCCTGACGACTACCCCAAGACTGAGGCAGAGATTCGCTCCAAGTTCAAGATGGACTTGGCTGTGTTCCCTGTGCCTAGCACTGACTTCAGGGTCAGTGTGGGCAGTGACGAGATGTCACGCATTCAGCAAGATATTGAGCAACGAGTTGCCAACGCAGCACAGACTGCGATGCAAGAGGTATGGCAGAGGCTGTACGACAAGGCACAGCACATTGCTAAGAAGTGTGCCGACCCCAAGGCGATCTTCCATGACTCGATGATCGAGAACGCCAGAGAGATTTGCTCTCTGCTGCCCCGGTTGAACTTCGCAGATGACCCTAACCTTGAGCGTATGCGGCAGGAAGTGGAGGCCCTGCTTGTGCATCCGCAGATTCTTCGCAATGACCCTGATCGTCGCCGTGATACGGCGGCAGAGATGAACAAAATCCTTAGTGCAATGGGCACTTTCATGGGAGGTGTGCAATGAAGACTCTGGCCTACAACTTGCGAACGCTACGCAGTCTCACTGACTGTGTGCATCGTGATTTGGAAACGTATCTGGAAAGTCCTGCGGACTACGACGCAGCGGAGTACTTCGCAGATGTGGCAGATGCTGCATCGGAAGCCCTTCGACTGGTCGATGAGGTACTCAACCACATTGCTCGGGATACCCGCTTCGTTAACATCTGGCTCGATGAGGAGAACGAATAATGAGCGACGACAGCATAGCGTTTTTGACGCTGATGGGCGCAGCGGTGGCGTTCTACGCTTTCGCTTGCGGGTTTCTGTTTGTGCTTGGAAAGACTTACCAACTAATTGCAGGAGTGTTGGTATGAGAAAGGGTCACCCCGACGATAACGATTGGCTGATCGTCTTCGCCATCTGGGGATGGATGGCGATCATGTTTGTGGGAATGGTTGGAAACATCGTGGAGGCAATGCAATGAACTGGAAGTTTCTTACGGCTGACGAGATCACCAAGTGGTACGGCGAGCGTTGTCCTGACATTGAGCGAGGATGCCCCACTTGCAGGGCTTGGCTTCGTCACGACTTGCTTCAGCAGATGGAGTACGAGGATATCTGTGACAGGGGTGCCTTCACTGACATTGAGCATGGTTGGTGCTGTTTGGAAGACGAGAGCAACGACGAGGAGAAAGCACAATGACTTCTGTAATGCCGCGCAAACAACGAGCCACCGCAGTGGTGGCTCACGATACCAAGAAACTGGAGACTCGCCTTGCCAAGGCGCGTACTGGTCTGGTGCTGGGTCATCCGTTCTTCGGCAGTCTGGCACTCAATATGCCCATGACTCTGAGCGACAAGGTTAAGACTGCTGCCACTAACGGTAAGAGGGTGCTGTTTAACCCTGACTTTATCGCCGACCTGACTGACGAGGAGTTGCTGTTCCTTGTGGCCCATGAGGTGTGTCACCCCATGCTGGAGCATAACTACCGTCGAGGTGAACGCAACCACAAGAAGTGGAATCAGGCTGGTGATTACGTTATCAACCAGCTACTGAGCGACGAGGGTATCGGCAAGATGCCCGGTATGGGACTGCTCGATGCCACTCTCTACAACGCTGGTGGTGGTACGACTGACGGTATCTTTAACCTCCTGCCTGAGCCAGAGGATGACGGTGATGGCCCCGGTGATGGCCCCGGTAATGGCCCCGGCCCACTCGATGACTGCGAAGATGCTGAGGGTGATACCCCGGCAGAGCGTGAGCAGCAGGCTAACGACATGAAGGTACAGGTAGCTCAGGCTGCACAGGCTGCCAAGATGATGGGCAAACTGTCGGCAGGGATTGAGAGACTTGTTAGCGAGGTGCTGCAGCCCAAGGTCGATTGGGTAACGGTTCTCCGTCGCTTCGTTCAGAAGTGCAAGAACGACTCCCGCACTTTCGCTAGACCCAACCGTAGGTTTGTGCAGCAGGGACTGTACTTGCCCACTATCAGTGGCGAGGCGATGGGTGAACTGCTCTTCGCTATCGACTGCTCTGGGTCTATCACGCAGCGGGACATTGACCAGTTTGCTGCGGAGATCAAGGTGGTACAGCAGGACTGCAAGCCATCACTGCTTCACGTTGTGTACTTTGATTTCAGTGTGTCGCACTACGAGAAGTACACGGTGAGCGATGCACTGGACATCAAGCCTCATGGCGGCGGTGGTACTGCGTTCTCTCCTGTCTTCCGCTACATGGTGGATCACAACATCAAGCCTGTGGCCGTGGTGTTTCTGACTGACTTGTGCTGCAACGACTTCGGTACTCCACCCGATTGCCCTGTGCTTTGGGTTAGCACCGAGGATGGCAGTGCTCCCTTTGGTGAAGTTGTGAGGATGCGTTAATGACTGATCTCGATACGACTGATGAGGCAGTGGAAAACCTACACCGGACACTGGCAACAGCCTGTGATGGTGTGGAGCTAACCACCGTGTTGACCTGTGTGTCACTGCTCTGGATACAGGCAGCACTTGCATTGGGCATGAGCAAAGCCTCCGCGATGGAGGCTATCACTTCGTTTGTTGACACCGTTTACCCTGAGGAGGGCGATGACAATGGCTACCGTACGATTCAGTAAGGATTTGCAAGAGCGGATTCTGGCTAGTGCCAAGAAGAAGTTTGAGAAGTCTGTTGAGGCTGCGCGTGATGCTCGGCCTAACGCAGACTTGTGGTCTGATCGCTTGTGGAATGCGATCTTCGGGCATTACTCCAATGCTATCGCCACTGTACCTTCGGAGTTCATCAACACCGCTGGTGCGTTCACCATCAAGCATGGACATCGTGCTGATGGCACGGTGGTTAACGTGGGTTTGCAGTTTGAGTTCAAGGGTACGAGCAAACCGTGGCCTGTACTTGCCAGCGGTAAGGTACTGGCTGGCGTGCGCAAGGAGAGTACATGGTCTTCAGCAGTTATTCTGGAGAGTTCTCTGGCTGATAACCCCATCGTTGCGCAGTTCCTCGACGAGGTGGATGTGTGGCGCAACAACTGGGCGGCAGCACAGGCACGACAGACTGAGTTCGTCAACTCTGTGAAAGCTGTTATCACAGCCTATTCCACTCTGGCTCCGGCGCTTAAAGCGTGGCCTCCACTGTGGGACTTGCTTGGTGAAGACGTTAAGGACAAACACCGGGAGGTAGTGGAGCGGGAGAAGCGTGATCCTGCTGCTGCGATCTCTGGCTCGGTTGATCTCGACCGTCTTACTGCACTTGCTTCGCTTAGCAAAATGGGAGGTGCATGATGTGGTTCAAAGACTCTATGTTCGACTCTTACCTTGACGCCAGAGCGTTCTTCTCCAGAGCTAAGACGCCCTCCATGGGGCGTCCCATCAAGACAGGCTGGCGGATGTACTCTGAGGGTCTGGAGAAGTTATTCATCGTTACCTGCGGTATGCGGATATGTACCCTGCACTGTGACAATACCGTAACCTTTGATCTCTCCCGTGAAGACCTACCACGGGTGGGCAATACGATATCATGGGCGTTGTCTAGAATTATCCCGATATCCTTTGTCTATGTCAGCAAGGGGCGCTACGTTGTCAGTGGTACGAAGGTGACGGTTACAGTGCCCGAAGGTCTGAGTTGGTACTCTGCCTACAAGAAGCAGGCACATGAGTACTTCCGGCATATCAAGTTCGACATGGCTACAGGTATGTGCCACAACCCAGTGCCACGGTTGGATCAGGCTAACGCAGACAAGGATGCCCGACGGATATGGCTGAGATCGTCACGTAAGTTTATGAAAGGCATACAAGTACGAGCCAAGCTCGGTGCGTTCACTTCATACACTTCGTCAGTAGACCAGCATCACAGAGTGATGTCCCAAGCGGATGTAATACAGTTGCTGTACGAGTGCATACGTGACGAGCAGTATCCTGATGTGCTGCTACGCTTTCTGTTCAGTGGATCGTGGCGGTTCTCATACTACAACCGCAATGCTGATCCCAACCTGATCGCAGTTACCCGCACTAAGGAACTGCTAGAGGAACATAGTCTTGAATTGCGCCGCAAGTTCGGCGTCTTCCCTCCACTGCCTGAGGATTCCGCAGCATGAACGCAGATATGGCCGTATATCTCCAGAAGAAACGTGACAACGAGCGGGTGGAGCTTAAGGCTCCACTTCGCAACCGCATTGAGCAAGATATTGCTGAGTTCATAGCCAAGGGCAACAGCATCACTGTGCTTGGCGTTACTCAATCCACCTTCACTAGCAACAGGTGACCCCATGATTCGTCAATGTGATAACCATACGACACCGCACTACTACGATACGTCAGTAACAGAGCAGTGCAACCACTGCTTCTGTGTGCATGGCGCGTCATACGACAAGACTTGCATCCCCTGTGACAGGTTCAGTAACGCTATGGAAAAGGTAGCCCTCAGTATCTGGGAGGTGGAGGGTGATCCCCCCGACATGGTGAACCAGCCGCCGCACTATGCAGCCAGTGACATCGAGTGCATCGACGCTATGCGTTCGGCGTTCGGTGACGAGGCTGTGGAAACGTATTGTGTAGTCGCTGCGTTCAAGTACCTGTGGCGGCACGACAAGAAAGGTGGGCGACAGGATATTGAGAAAGCCATCTGGTATCTGCGCTTTGCTACTGGTGATGACCCGAGGAATGACAATGCCTAACCATGTAATGACATCGAGAGTGGTGCTTACTTACTCGCAACTGGAACGGGAGACCATATCTCTCCGCGCAGAGGTGGCGTTCTATGAGCAGGAGGTGGAGTCACTGAGGGAACAGGTGCAGTTCTATCGCACTGAGCTTGAGAACTTGTTGGAGAAACTGGAGGGCAACCGCGATGAGCAATAGCAAACTGAGCAAGGAAGTATCGGAAGGGTTCTTGAAGGCAGCGACCACTGTGATCTGCCCGTACTGCAGCAAGATCCGCAACAAGGACAATCTCTACCAAATAAAACCTAGAATCAAGTGCATATCCTGCCACGAGAAGCGAGGGTTCAAGTGATGAGAAAAGTTAATAGTGTCGATCTTGCTGGGCTGAATGATTTTTTTGATA